CAGGCCAATTGTTAAAGCATGTTGGTGCGAGTTAGGCCCCTGGCGCGGTGCCTGGGTGCCCCTTATATATAGTATATAGAGCCATGCCCATAGGCAGAAAAATTTTTTGGCTTCAAATCATTCTCGCAAACTGGCTAACAAATCATAATATAAGTATGAGCAAGGCCCCAGAGGCTCATAAATTCTCATTCTCGCATACATTCTCGCAAATATTAATTTAGGCCCTTAGACTTAATAGGGAATTGGCAAAATGGCATTCTCGCAATAAAGAATAAATGCTCAGAAATAATTTTCAAAGAAACAAAATAAACATGCAAAATCAAAGGGGAGTTTCTCAATAACTGATTGATTTTCAATAAATTAGACGCTAATAAACAATATAAACAATAAATATATAAAAGAGATAAAATAGATTTGAAATAGTGATATGTGAATAAATAGACTTATCATATCACATATAACAGTATAAGACTTCATAGAAGAGTTAGGGATGATTGTTTCTATGCCCATTGATTTCTATTCACTGATTAAATTTGATAAAATGTTGATTTTCAATTAGTTTTATTTTGTGAAGTAGAAACACGAAAAACTAAAACCCCTATTTTCTATTCACTAACTAAGATATATGCCTAAATACATGTGAAATATGATATTAAAAAGTTAATAATTCACTAGTATAAAAAATGTTAATTTTTGATTTTTAGTCTGCGAGAATTTTTACTTATCAGCCTTTATAACTATATTTGCAAAAACATTAAAAATATACACATGATACGAATAGGTAAATACAAGTACTTAGTAGACTTACAAGAAGGTTCTGATATTGATTCTGTAAGCGCTTATTTTATACTAGAATTTGAATATGATAGCAAATTCTATGTAGGATGGACAGGGGAAACTAATTCGGTTTCTGTAAAGAACAAAATAGATAGACTTATATACAATGCCTTTCATAATGTTTCATGGCTATCAAAAAATAATCCAGGCCTCGTAAAAGCTATAGTAGAAAGCAAGTATATAACAGTGACAACAGAAGAAATTCCTTTTAATGCTTTATCGCTACCAAATGGCTTGCTGAATGTATATTCAAGAATGTATGAACTAATAGATGAATACACAGCCTATGCGCCATACGGGTATAATATAATAAATAGTTTAAGTAAATGTGCAGCAGAAAAAGCAATTATACCAGGATATGCTGCAAAATGGGAAATACCAGATACAATACGTAAATCAGGAACAGACACTATACGTAGTTATCCACATAGGGCTGTATATCAGTATACTAAGATAGCAGAAAATACATATAAATTCTATAAAAAGTGGGATTCTATAAGAGAATATGTAAATTCAGTATCTACAAAAATTAACCCGAGTGCTATATATATGTGCTGTAACGGCCAGCGAAGAATAGCATACGGCTCTGTATGGAGATTTAATAACACGGATGATATAATAACAATAGAACCAGACCTTAGAAAAGCAACTGAATATAGGCAGCTGCAAAATCAAATAAAAAAAGATGCAATACTAGAAGAAAAAAGCAAAACTATATTAGATAAACAACAAAAGTATAATAGCCAATATGAAAACAGATAAAATAGCACAGAAATTAGCAGATATATTGCCAAACAGGCCAATAGTTCCTGGGATGTCTAATCCAGATACATCTAAGCTTGTAGAACAAGAGGCCACGCGCATCAAATCAAAGCAAGATGCAAAAGAATTGGCTCGTATTAAGTATCTTGAGAAATCAAGACTTCGCAGTCTTAAGGAAAAACAAGAAAAGCGCCAATCATTAGCAGAAGAACTCGGCGTGGAAGAAATACCAGATGGCCAAACTGAGTTTCAAGCTAAACGTATTGCGGAGCAGCAAAAACGAGTTGAGGCTATTGAGGCACTTGAGGCTCAGACTGTAGAGCCGCTTAAAGCAACTGAGTTAGCAGAACGCCATGACTCGGGCAGAGGTTCATATTCATCAGCTATACGCTCAGCACTTCAGTTACAAGGAGCATCAAGACCTGAAATAACAAAACTTCTTACTAGCCTTAATATCAATTTAAGTGTTCAGCTTACAAAGCAAGACACGGCTAATTTATTGGCTTGTTTGTTAACATGCAATAACTCGCAGCTACAGGCTTTAATGACTAATAAAAAAGTGCCGGTTGTAATAAAAACTGTAATTAAGCGCCTTATTGAAGACGAAAAGCTAGGTAACATTGAAACTATAGAAAAATTATGGGATAGAATATTTGGCAAAGGACCTATGCAATTAAGTCTCCCAGAAGGACAGCAGCTGCAAACTGGAATAATACCAAATCAACCGGTGTCAAGAGAAGCATACGTGATTATAAGGGACACCTTGATGAAATAATAAAACTTAAAAGAATATGGCATTAACAGACAACAATTTTGTAGCTTTGAAAGAGAAAGAATATGCTCTTTCACATGAGTATTTATTATCTATATTAAGTTATAACCCAGAGACTGGTATATTTAGATGGAAATATTCAAATAAATTACGTAAAGATAGTCCTAATATAGGAGATGTAGCTGGTACTACAATAGACTATAAAGGATATTCTAATATAGTAATAGGCCAAAATGTATATAAAGCACATAGATTAGCATGGTTTTATCAGTATGGAAAATGGCCGGATGATAATAAAGAAATTGACCACATAGATGGAAATCCATTAAATAACAGAATTGATAATTTACGTCTCGTATCTGGTATGCAAAACAGCAGAAACCGTAAAATGCATACAAATAATACATCAGGTCATACAGGAGTTTATTGGCATAAAAAATATCAAAAGTGGGTAGCAGCAATAGGAAATGGTAAAAGAAAAAATGGAAGAGCCCTGTATGATTGCTTAGGCTATTTTAACACATTCGAAGAAGCAGTAACTGCAAGAAAAGCGGCAGAAATAAAGTATAACTATACACAACCTAAAAAATAAGATATGGACTCATTAAAAACAATGCAAGAAAAAGCCTTAAATACTACTAAGGCTAACACTGTCAATGCTATAGAAATGTTACGCCTTGAGGCTCTAACATCGTTTGAGAAATACACAAAGATGATGTTCAAATGCCAATACCATACTTCATATATAGTAGCAGAGCATCATAAGAAAATCATAGAAGCTTTGCAAAAAGTAGTTGACGGAGATATAACAAGACTTATAATTAATGTTGCTCCCAGGTATGGAAAAACGCTATTGGTAATTAAATCATTTATAAGCTGGTGTTTTGCCTTAAATCCGAGATGTCTTTTTCTACATTTATCGTATTCTGACCTTTTGGTTAACGATAACTCAGAAACAGTGCGTAGCATAATGAGTGAAGAACTATATAAGACCCTTTTTCCTAAGTCTGCTCTTGCTTCTGAGAAAGGCTCGGCTAAAAGATGGAAAACTAAAGCGGGCGGAGAACTCTATGCTGTATCAACACAAGGTCAAGTAACAGGATTTGGCAGCGGACGTCTTGACTCAGATATAGAAACTATGGATGGAGGCAATGATATATTTGTGTTTGATGACCATACAAATGAAATGCTTAAAATGGTTGGAGCAAAATCTAATGTCTTCCAAGGCGCAATTGTAATTGATGACCCCTTGAAAGCCGACGATGCAGCATCTGACCTTATACGAGAGCGTGTAAACCAACGATTTGAGAACACAATTCGTAACCGTACTAACTCGCGCAGAACACCTATCATTATTATAATGCAAAGACTACATGAGCATGACCTCTGTGGCTATTTACAAGAGATAGAACCAGATACATGGACTGTTTTATCACTTCCAGTTATACAAACAGACCCTGAGACAGGAGAAGAATATGCTCTTTGGCCAATGAAACACAATCTTGAGGAACTTTATAAACTACGAGAGATTAACCCGGTAGTATTTGAGACGCAGTATATGCAAAATCCAATTCCTACTGAGGGCCTTATGTATCACGAGTTTAGAACATATCAAAATATAGAATTGCCATCTGGCCATGAGGCTTCACAAAGATGGTGTTATGTTGATACTGCTGATACTGGCTCTGATTATCTGTGCGCAATTTGCTTTATAAACACCCCAGAACTTATATATGTTATAGATATATTATATACGCAAGAGCCGATGGAAAAAACTGAAGTATTATTAGCCAAAATGCTCACAGAAAACAGTATATCTGAGTGCTTAATAGAGTCCAATAACGGTGGCAGGCAATTTGCTAGAAATGTAAAATCTAAAGTAAGAGCAGGGTTGCATAACTTCAAAACGGTAATACACACTTTTACGCAGACAAAAAATAAGGCTGCTCGCATTTTTTCAAATTCAGCTCTTGTTAATTCAGATATTGCATTTCCTGCAAACTGGGATAAAAAATGGCGCGAATTTTATAATGCTATTACAACTTATCGTAAAGATAATAAGCGAAAATCAACCCACGATGATGCCCCAGATGCATTAACCGGCGTAATAGAGATGAGAAGTCGTAAATCAATGAACAGAAAAATAAAACTTAGAAATGTATGAAATTTGAAAGAGGAACTATTTGTGGTTTTGGTATAAATGATGTACCAGAACTTACTTTTGTTAAAGATGAGAATGGCAAAGTAGAATTAACTCAAGCATATAAAACATGGACTGGCATGATAGATAGATGCTATAGGCCTGGCCATGAAGAGAAATTCAAGGCTTATGCTGATTGTTCCGTATGTGAAGAATGGAAGCACTTTTCTAACTTCAAAAAGTGGTTTGATGAAAACTATATTAAAGGCTTTGATATAGATAAAGATATTCTTATTAAAGGCAATAAAGTATATTCTCCAGAAGCGTGTAGTTTTGTGCCAAGAATTATAAACTTATTATTTGCAAAGAATAAAAAGCGAAAATCAGATTTACCAAGAGGAGTAAAATACAGAAAGTATGGAAATAAATATAGTGCTGAAATATCTATTGAAGGAAAAGTTAAGCTTATAGGTTATTTTAAGGATGTAGATTCTGCTGCTGAAGCTTATAACCAAGCAAGGAAAGAATACATATTAGAAATAGCTGAAAAATATAAGGATAAGCTTAAGCCAAATGTGTATGAAGCTATAAAAAGATTAGGCTAAATTCATATTCTCGCATTATTCTCGTAATTTCTAGGCTTCTAATTATATATGAATGATTAAATCATAAACCTTGAATAAATATAATGCGAGAATATGAGATAAAAAATACCTCTAATAAAAAATGTTAAAAGCGGTACGACTTATAAAGAAATTTAGTATATTTGCACTGTGGAGAAGTCAATTCGAAGCAAAAATACAGGTAATTCGATGCAAGTTAAGGGTAGCTGCTCGGTAGTATTAACATTAAAAACATAAATAATATGGGATTAAACTGTGGATGCCCTGCCGGTGCTCATATCGCCGACCTTGAGATTGCTGAATGCAAGGAGAGTATGGGGCAAATTCAAAAAGTTGCATTCCAGCGCATCTATGAGACAGCTGGAACGAAGAACTCTGTCACTGACCCGACTAAGAAAGCATCGTTTTCTACCTTGTTTTCTGCGGCCGATGGCACAAAAATGACAGTTTCTCCGTATATTCAAGGACCTACTTCTGAGCCTGGTGCAGCTCGTACATTCGGCGGTGGTAACCAGACACTTGGAGGTATTGAGATTACAATCGGCCGTGAGCCGACAACGTTCTCTGCCACTATCTATCAGGAAAGTCAGAAGACAATTGCACAGCTGAAACAGTACATGTGTGAAGAGATTGGTGTTTGGCTGATTGATGAAAATGGTAATATCGGCTGTTTGGTAGATGACCAGGATAAGCCTACAGCATACTTCCCAATTCCTATTGGTAAGTTCTTTGTTGGTGACAAGAAGCTTGGTGGTTTTGAAGAGCCGGACAGTAATATCATTGAATGGTCATTCTATCCTAACTGGAGTGATAACTTCTACATCATTAAGCACGAAACATTGGACTTCAATCCTCTTACAGATTGGGTTAATGCCGCTTCTGTTGGGAGCTAAAACTTTCAGTTATGAGAAAGAAAAAAGAACAAACAGTAACATTGGTTGTGCCTAAGTACAATATGAGGCAGGAGTTTGGCATTCAGCATGCCGAACGCCTGCTTGATATGGGCGCAGCCATAAATGGTGGATGGGAATTACCTAAAGATAGCAATTATACTTACGACGAAGAAAATGGCCTTAGAGTTAAATCAGATAAAGCAAATTCTGCAAAAGCCGACTAAACGTCAGACTATTCAGAAAGCTGTAAACATGCAGCGTCGTCTTAGATTTCATACTGAGACGAATGTTGCTGTATCTGATATTAACCAACCTACGACTATATTCCTTGATTGGGTAAGACAGTTGCTTCCGAAGGATAAATTCAACATATTCCTTCATCTGTTCAAATTTCCGTTGCCTACACCTGCTGTAGTTGAGGACGTCTATAGAGAACTCGAAAGGGTTTTCTATAGCCGTAACTCATCAAGCTCATACCAGTTTACAGACTCAGAGCTTGCAGAGGATTGGTCTCAGTATAAAAAGAATAACCTCAATGAGCCAGAGGTGTGGAAGACAACTGGATGGAAGAGAATGCAGGTATCGCCAAATAGTATTTTGGTAGTAGACCTTCCTCAAGTACAAACATCTTTGCGCCCAGAGCCATATTTTTATTGGCTTGAGATTGATGCCGTAATTGATTACCAGACTTTTAGACTTGATGAAAATCAGTTTGAGTGGCTTATTTTCAAACAGCCGGAACATCGAATAGCTGTATTTGATGATACTTCTATAAGAGTATATCAGCTGAATGAGAAAAATGAAATTCAGTCACTTATTTCAGAGGCAAAGCACGATTTAGGATATTGTCCAGCTCGGTTCTTTTGGTCAACGCAGCTCAATGAGAAAAATAAAGACCTCAAGAAAAATCCAATTACAAAAGAGCTGTCAAATCTTGATTGGTATTTGTTCTTCTCTATTTCGAAGCAGCATTTAGACTTGTATGCACCTTATCCTATATATAGTGCGTATGAAGCCGATTGTAATTTTGAGAATAATGAGACTGGTGATTACTGCGATGGAGGTTTTCTACGCAATGCAAAAGGTGAGTATAAAATTCTCAATGATGGAACAGTTGAAAAGTGTCCTTGCTGTAGCGAAAAGCGTATAGCTGGTCCTGGTTCATTCTTAGAAGTTCCTATACCAAATCAGTCTGAAGGTGTCACAGATATGCGTAATCCTGTTCAGATAACCACTATCGATAAAGACTCACTTGACTATAATGTCAATGAGTGCGCAAGGCTTAAAAATGAAATTGTAATTTCTGTTGTTGGTTCAGGTGGTACTGTAAGTGAAAAAGAAGCCATCAATGAAACTCAGGTAACTGCTAACTTTGAAAGCAAAACCTCAGTTCTCAATGCCTTAAAGACCAACTTTGAATTGGCACAGAAATTTGTCGAAGATACTGTTTGCAAACTCAGGTATGGAGGTGCTTTCATATCATCTTCTGTAAACTGGGGTACAGAGTTTTACGTTTTCACAGTAACAGAGCTATATTCTAAGTACAAACAAGCAAAGGAGAATGGTGCATCTAACTCAGAACTAGATGCTATATCGCAACAAATTCTTGAAGTTGAGTATCGTAACAATCCTTTGGTACTTCAGAGAATGCTTATCTTAAAGCAATTGGAGCCATATCCACATAAAACGCTGGATGAAGTGTTAAAATTGTATGAAAAAGAGTTATTAAATGAAAATTTGGTAAAGCTTAAAATAAATTTTAGTACTTTAGTTGAAAAATTTGAACGTGAGAACATTAACATAATTGAGTTTGCTTCAAATAAGCCAATGAGAGAAAAAATAGATATTATAAACAAAAAACTTTTGGAATATGTTACAGAAATTGGAACTTCAGCAACTACAGGCACTCAGTCTTGAGGATGTTAAGTCTTATAAGAAAAAGGCCGTAGAGCGTAAAGCAGAACTAGAAGCTGCTAAGGCTAAAGGCGGAAAAGCTTGGACAAGCGACTTACAGGAAGAGCTTGACGAGGTAGTTCTTTTCCTAGTAGATGTTGATGATGTTATCGAAGAAAAATCATCGGCATTGAAAACACAGGCTAAGAGTGATTATACTCCTAAGCCGGGTACTGAGAAGATGGTGCACTTGTCAATCGTGCGTGGTCGTAGGTTTAATCCAATGACTGGCAAAGAAGAGTCACCAGCATATACTCAAATGTTCACATTCGCAGAGTGGCAGCTTTTCAAGAAAACGTATAAAGGCCTTGGTTATACCATTATGGCGGCTTTACATGACCCGTATGGAGATGCTGCAGAGTTAGTACAAAAGTAATTAACAATAAAAACAAAGCTATATGTTAACAATTGAGATGCTACGACAAAGTTCAGCTTTAACAGGTCTTACAGATGACCAGCTGAATGCAATTGCTGAGATGTCAAGAAATGATGAGAATACCGTTATATGTACTAAAATCGGCGCATTGCACGGTCAGTATGACACTGATATTCTTGGCATTACAGGCATTAAAAAGAAAGATGGTGAAAAAAGTTACGACTATGCTAAGCGCGTACTTGGCGAGTACAAAACTAAAGTAGAATCTGCAAAAACAATTCAAACTCAGCTTACTGCTGCTCAGGCACAGGTCGCAGAGCTCCAGTCTAAACTTGAAAAAGGAGCTGGCGATGAAACTTTGAAACAACAGCTGAAAGATGCTAAAGCTCAAGTAACTCAGCTTCAAACTCAGCTTCGGACAAAGGAAACTGAGTTCAATACCAAAAAGGCAGAGTTTGATAAAACTATTAAGGATACACATGTAGATTATGCTTTTCAAGCTGCTACAGCGGGCCTTAAGTTTAAGAGTGGTATCACTGAGCCTATTCAAAAGACACTGCTCAATGCTGCAAAAGCAGAAGTCCTTGCAAAAGGTACTCCTGATTTCATAGAGGACGGCCAAGGAGGAAAGAAACTTGTTATTCGCGGTGCAGATGGTAATATCCTTAACAATCCGAAGAACAATCTTAATCCTTATACAATGCAGGAGCTTGTAATGGAAACGTCGCTTAAAGACGTAATTGACACAGGCCGTAAGCAGGCAGGTGGTGGAACAGGAGGCTTTGGGTCCGGTTCAGGCGGAATAGGTGGAACACTTGACTTATCTGGCATTAAGAGCCAAGTTGAAGCTGATAAAGCCATCGAGGCACATCTGCTCGCAAACGGTTTGACCCGTGACTCACAGGAATTTGCAGACCAGTCAATGCAACTGAGAACTGAAAACGATGTGGCAAGTTTGCCTATTAGATAAAATGGCACATCCTAAGAGATAAACGAAAAAAATGCTATGAGGCGTAAAAGGGTAATGCACCATAATAGCATAATTATTAACAATTAAAAACTTAAAAGTTATGAGTCTAGTTTTAACACGTATCCAGAACATTCGTGCGAACTCTAACCTTGATAAGTTTGAGTATCGCCCCAGTAGGTACGGTGCGCTGAACGCTTTTATGGTGCAGTCTGAAGACCCTACTGGCATCCTCACTGAGGAACTAAAGCAAAAAGCAAGGACCTCCATCGGTAACACGCTGGAAACTCCGGTAATTGACTATGATGCTGATATTACTATCGGTAGTACCCGCACTTTGACAATTGCCGACAGTGAAAATACTTCTAAAATGGTTCAAATCACATTTGCCACTTATGCGTGGGGATTTACTATTGCTCCGGCAATGTATATGAACAATGAAATTGGCATTCAAAAAGATTTTGAAACCAAATTTATGAAGTATCTGTATGCATTTGCTAAGAAGCTTGATGAAGCCGCACTTGCTCAACTTGCTGCTAGCAAAACTCAGATTTTGAAGAATAAATTGCTTTATGACTTTTCTTCTAATGCTGTTAATGCTAAGTGGACAGAGCGTGAAAATGTATTTGGCGACCTCGAGGTCATGATGGGGGCAAATGATTTTTATGGCCAGTTACATATCGTAGGTGACCCTGGAGTTGAGTCTATCATGCGTAAACTGCAGCAGCACGGCCTTTACAATGACGTAAACAAGCAGAATGAATTCGGCACTAAGATTGTTCACCTGACAAACAACATTGCAGCTGCTGAAGGTAAGTATGCTCAAGGTTATGCTGTAAATGCTGGCTCTCTTGGAATGTTGACCCGCTTCGAGCGTGACTGCTTGCTCGGAACTGTTTCCGGTGACGGTCATGAGTGGGGTATTGCTACTTTGCCTCTGTTGAATATGCCTGTTGGTACATACTTCTACGATTCTGTAGGTGACTACAGTGCTATCGCAGGAGCCGCTACTGCTGATATGACCCGTACTCGCAAAGAGCATTATGGTTTTGCTGTTGACGTAGCTTTCTTAACTGCTTATAATAGCAAACCAAGTGGAGCTGAAGCATTGCCTAGTCCTATTCTGGCATTCAATGTATCAAGCGAGGATGCAGTTTATGCTAAGCCTGTGGTCGTTGTCAACTCTGAAGACAATCCGGTTAACACTAAGGAGGCTTCTGCAGGAGCTGGGGATGATAAACCGATAGCAAATCTTTGAGTTGTTATTAGCTTTGGTAGGAGGCACACTGAGCCACTAGGCGATAGTGGCCTCCTATTTTTCATTAAAAATTAAGAATTATGGTTAGAGCCAACGATATACAAGAAAAGCTGTTACATCTTATTGGGTGGGAGCAGAATTATGATACATCAGACTTAAAAATATCTGATGCTTTAACCGTGAGTGAAAGTGGCCTATATTTTCAACAAATTCATCCTTTGCTGACTTTGCAGAATATGTCATGTATTGCTCCGGATTTTAAGAATATCACTTTTCCAGAATACAATTCTGAAAAGGAATATAGCAAAGGCAATGTGGTTGATTATCAAGGAACACAATATAAAGCGCTTCAAAAAGCACAAGGAAAACAGCCTGATATTGAGTCTGAGTATTGGGTTGAAACCAATTTATTTTCTGAATGGCTTGAGAGCAAAACAAAAGCAAGTATTCAAAAGGCTATTGCTAGATACTGCAATGAAAAAACGGTAGAAGGAACAAACAAGCCATTATGCGAAAGTCGTACTTTGTTTGATGGAACAGGTAGATTAGTAGATACTGTAAAGAATAAGAAAAACTTAGTTGGCTTTGAAATTGTACCAGTAAGAGCAAAAGGTGTAACTGCAAAGATAAATAAAATATGCCTTCAGTTTACTAAAGCTGGAGAATATACTTTGTATCTTATGCATTCAAGTATGGATGCTCCAGTAAAGATTATAAAGCTTAATAAGATACGAGATAATAGCGCTGAATGGTTTACAGTCGATGACCTCTATTTGCCATATCAAAGTGAAGATAATGATGCAGGAGGAAGTTGGTATTTATGCTATTTTCAGTCTGAACTTCCAGAGGGAAGTCAAGCTATTAGAAAAAATAAAGACTGGTCAAAAGAGCCTTGTGGTTCATGCTCGCGTAGAGAATTACTTGCTTGGATGGCATGGTCTAAATATCTTGAAATTCATCCATTCTTCGTAAATGAAGAACTTATAAGTATAGAAGACGAAAGCTTACATTTGTGGGACGTTGAAAACAATCAATATACCTATGATAATAACTACGGATTAAACTTAGAAGTTACTGTAAGCTGTGATATTACAGATTTTATAATTGAACAGAGAATGATGTTTCAAGATGTCATAGCTAAGCAGGTAGCTGTAGATATGTTACGCGAATTTGCATATAACTCTAACGTAAGGACAAATAGACATTCAATTAATGCTTCTCGACTTGATATATTATATGAAGTAGATGGTGACTCTTCTTCTATGAAAAAATCAGGTTTAAGTTATCAGCTAGATATGGCTTTCAAGGCCATTAAGCTAAGTACTTCTGGAATTGATAGAATATGTTTGCCGTGTCGAAACAATGGCATTAAATATAGAACTGTATAAGTATGGCTGTAAAACGATATAACGCGACACTCCGCAATCTGGAATATAGGTTGCGAAGTTTTAAGGATAGCTTGCCTATGCTATTAGAAGATATTGTGCGTGACAAAGAAGACGTAATAGTATCAGCTATAGCAGATGACCAGTTATATCGTCGTGGTATCAACGGTAGAGGTGAAAAGATAATGGATTATATGCCATACAAGCCTAAAACCATACAAATAAAAAAGAAAAAAGGTCAGCCTACTACAAGGGTCACATTGCGAGATACAGGTGCTTTTCATGAGTCTATGTTTGTAGTATTTGACTCAGAAGGTTTTTATGTGACTGCGAGTGATGAAAAAACACCTGAACTTATTGAGAAATATGGTGAAGAGATTTTTCGCTTAACAGATAAAAATTTTACCAGAATAATTCGTTCTCACATAAGAAAAGAATTAGTTAAACGATTAAAACAGGCAATAAGGAAATGAAGGAAAACTCAGTACAAATAAGATTTAAGGAAGACCCTGTATTGCTTGATAAGATATTACAGGATATGCAAAAGTCACTTATGAACAGACTTAAGTGGCTTAATTGTGCATTTGGTAGAGCATATAAGCTTGTAGAACATAGGCCAGATGGTAATAAGTTTATATATCCTGCGATGTATAACGGCAATGGAGAATATGTGTCACTTTTACCGAATGATAACTTTGGCAATTTTTCATGGTTTGATATTTATGACCCACAAAAGATTACTGAAGTAGTTCAATCATTGCCACAATATACTTTCAGCGGAGCCATTATATTTTGGTATGACCTCAGCAGTATTTATGAAGATGAAACTGTTATGCATACAGAAGAAGTAAAAGATGAAATTATGCGAGTATTAACTACTCCAGGTCTTATTACTACAACTGGTAAGCTTGTTATAAATGATATATATGAGCGCTTTGAAAATATATATAAAGGCTATTCAATAGAGAAAATCTATAATAACTATACTTATAAAGGAGAAGGTATACAAGATATTGATAAACAATTCTTCATGTACCCTTATGCAGGAATACGAATTGAATTTACTTTAACAACTAGAGAATTATGTCAACGGTATATTTTATAACAATGCTTTCGGCTTTAATATATATAGCCTTAGTAGCAGCATTTGCTATTTTGCTAATTGGAAAACTCGGTGTGCGCGATGAGATAATTATCAGAGCTCCTAAGCTTATTTCTCAATTATTCGATTGTGACTTTTGCTTAAGCTTTTGGACGTCGCTTATTCTCGCTATCATTCTCGCTATTTTCTTTAATGAGATGAGTATTATACTTATTCCTATTATATCAACCCCTATAACGCGAATTTTAATATGAAAAACCTGATAGTAAATAAAAAAGTCGTACGGGTATATGACAGCATAGATGAAATGCCTATTGTAAATTTTCAGAAGTACAATAAGTATTTGCTTATAGACTCTGGAATTGGCTCAGATGCAGATGATATTGATGCTCATATAACTCGTGTTGCTAAATTCATTAAAAGCAATAATGCCAAAAAAGCTTTGCAAGAACTGCAAAACATGAGGCAAAATATGTATATGGTGAACAACGAAATTTCACCAAGGTATTTAGCTTTTGCAGCTCTTATCCACAGCATAGACGGTGAAGAAGTTAATGATTTGTCAGACGATGGACTTAAAAACATATTGGCCAGGCTTAAAGAAATAAAGCATTCAAAGGTTATAGACTTTTTGACTTGGCTTAAAAAAAAAGTAACCACTGAACTTGAAATGTACTTTCCAGGAGATTTTGTAAATCCAAAGGAAAAAGATGCGTACGATAAGTTAAAGCAAAGAACACTTCTTGTATTGGACTCTATGATAAATGACACAGATAACTCTGAGCAGATAGAAACCATAGATATGATAATGCTTAATATGCATTCTCCAAAATCGTACATAGGAAGTGAGTCTGTTGAGATAAAATATGATAAGCAATTTGAAAGTACTTGTCTTTTGATAGCTCAAAAAACAAGCATGGATGCTAAAAAGATGACAGTACTTCAATTCTATAATGCTGTTGATAATATAAAACAGCAATTAGAAGCAGAAAGCAAGAGTGTTAAACGGCATAAAAGGAAATAATTATGGCCGAAGACGATAAGATAAAATATAGCGATATAATTGAGCCGGATGACTCGATTGAAAAACTTGTCAAGCAACTTGGCGAGCTCAATCAGTCATACGAGACAATGGTAAATGCTATCAGAGCAGGTGCAGATAGGATTGTGCATTCTCTTAAGTCTGCCAGTGGAGCTACAAGTGAAGGGCGTAAAGCTATTGATGAAGCAACAGCATCTACGTCAAGACTTGAAAGAGCTCAGAATGAGCTTAAATTAGCTTTATCTGATACAGGTAAACAGATTGCTTGGCTTAAAGCGCAAACTTCAGATGCTAATAGAGCAACTGTAGAACAGCAGCGTTATATCCAGCAAGCTATATCTTCTTATGACCGTCTTAAGTCTGACCTAAAGCAAACAGTTGAGCTATATAAGTCTTTAACTGCAGCTGAAAGAGCAGATAGCGAAATGGGGCAACAGCTGCTCAATGATATTCTTAATTTGAAAAATCAGATTAAGGCCCTTGATGACCAAATGAAGCCTCATATCCAAACTCTGTCTGAAGTAGAAAAAGCAGAGCAAAGATTAGCTTATTTACAGTCAGATGAAGGTAAAAGATTACTTGAGTTAAAAGCTAAGATTGCTGAGCTTACTTCTGCTAGAAAACAGCAGAAAGCTACAGTAGACCCATTAGCTCAGGCCCAAGAGAAACTTGCCTATGCCCAGTCAGAAGAAAATCAGCAGCTTAAACTCTATTCAACTCAAATACGAGAAGCAAATCAGATTGCTCAATTACAGGCTACAATTGCTAATTCTGCAGAAGGCTCTTATAATAGACTTTCAGCTCAATACGCATTAAATAAAATACGACTTAATCAGATGTCTGCAGCTGAAAGAGAGGCTGCTGACTCTGGTAAAAAGCTTGAAGCTGAGACAAATGCAATTTATCAGCAGATGATAAAATTGCAAGAAGCAACAGGTAATTATAGATTGTCTGTAGGTCATTACCAAAAAACATGGGATGGCTTAGGCATTTCTATTTCTCAAGTAGTACGAGAATTACCTGCTGCAGCTGTATCGCTTAATACATTCTTCTTAGGTATATCAAATAATATACCTATGGTAGTTGATGAAATTAACAGATTACGCGCTCAGAATAAACTTTTGCAAGCAGAAGGTAAAGCAACTGTAAGTGTAACAGGCTCAATAGTTAAAGCTTTATTTGGCTGGAATACTGTACTTGCTATATTACTTACTGTATTTTCAATGTTTGGCCAAGACATAATAAACTGGGTTGCTAATCTTTTCAAGGCCGAAAAGCAAGTTATGTCTTTTAGAGAACAATTAGAAGCTCTTACAGAAGAACTTAAGAAGAATACAGGAGGATATGGTGATAATATTGTAGCATTTAGGAAATTAACATCTCAATGGGAAAAATTAACTGATGATAAACAACGGTTACAGTGGGTAAAGGACAACGTATCTGAGTTCAATAAACTCGGTATAGCAGTAAATGATGTAAATGATGCAGAAGTTGCATTCAATAGTGGAACGCCTCAAATTCTTGAGGCATTAAAACTTAGAGCAAGAGCAACTGCTGCTATGTCATTGGCATCGCAAAAGTATGAAGAGGCTTTACAGAAAAACGAAGAGGCTTTATTAAAAGAGCAACAGCCTTCTACATTTCTTGAAACTACATCTGACTATTTTAG